GTAAAATAATCGTGTTCCCATGCACGTAACATTAACTGAGCAGACATACCAGTATTCAACCCATCTGTAAGAATTTCAGGCATAATAGAGTCCACAGTAGCCTGTGGTATCATATTCTGATCGCGGTAGAACTCGCGCCAGATAAGATAATAAGCAAAAAATGGGGTAGCATCTACCTCAATCTGAGCAGCGGAAGTATTATCAGGAGAAGGTAGCCCAAGGTAATCATAAAGAGTACCAAGAAAAGGAGCCTCACCAATGGAGAGGTAAGGAAATACAGGCTGTGTACCAGCTTCACGGTGTGTGATAAACTGTTCCCAATTTTCCCAACAAAGACGAAATGGTACAAACCAATAGTGGGTAGTATCATTAACCTCATGCATAACCGGAGCAACCATAGGAGCAGACCGAGTTAACTTGTTACACTTAAGAGATACTGAATCACCAGGCATCACCTCAAGAAGCATACAAGGTGTAAGACGACCAGGCTTCTGAGATTGTTTTACCTCATGAGACATATCAAATACATTACGGCCAAGTTTTGGTTGCTTGACCTTTTCCATAAAAACGGCACCCATAAAATAGATTTAGAAGTTAATAATAAAATCCCAACTAACGTAGATGGGCACCCTATTTCAAAGAACTATAAAAAAAGGTCTGACTTCAGTCAGACCTTATCGGGAAATCCATAGGACTTGTTAACCATTAAACCACTAATGAGCCCTACATTCGAGTCCCGCCACGAGCCACGGTGTAACCTCCTTTGGAGTAACCACCCTTTCGCCCTTTCCTACGACGTTTCTTGTAAGCCATAGGGCGAATTTAAAGTAAAGTATATGAAACTACCAAATTTTATTTTGGTTCGCTCCAAGTCTTTAATAATGAATCATATTTGTTCTGATCTTTACCTGGCTTCTGAGGACGACCATGTATACCGCTACCGCGTTGATTGAATGAATTAACAATCTTATCGACCCATGTACCAACCAGTTTTAACCACCAGGGAGAACCCGGGAATATACCTTCTTTACGAAGTTGTAAGTCGGACTGTTTAAGCTGAACATCTTTTTCTATACTACGTTTTTGCATCTCAGTTAGTGGGCGACCCACTCGCATTGTAGCAATCCTTTCAACAGCTTCGGCCAAATTAGACGCATTAGCAGCTGCTTCACGTTCGTCTTTATTAAGTGTGACTTGAGAGTCAATACGGAGTTTGCGTAAAGTTTCGCGCTGCATATCGAGAGAGATAGCTCGAAGCTCTGACTGCATATCGAGTTCAAACTGTGATTTTGCAGTACCCACCTTAGTGGAGTCGATCTGCGCGAGTTTAAGTAAGCCATCAATACCCATATTGGTATTTAAGGTTTCAAGATTATTCACCTGGGCCTCTTTCAATTCAATATCATACATCGACATGAGTGAATTTTGTACTGGTGTAACATCCAACTGGGGTGTGGAAGGACGCCACGCATCCATATCCGTATTTCGTACGGGGCCAGATTCTTGTGTGGCGCTCCCATTCCCATATACAAGGTTCGGATTAAGTTTCGCATCCCTGAGTCTGCGCATTTGTTCAGCGGGAGAATTATAGAGGTTCTGAGCATTCCAATCTGTAAGCGCATCTTGACGTTGTTTGTTGTACATATCGATAGCGAACTGCTGCTGCTTTTTGTTTTGCTTCGCTTGTATAATAGGGTTAGCAATACCCTGTAGAACCGACGCACCAAGTGCGAGTGCAGGAAGTACTGGCATAAGAAGTGTTTTAAGCATGACATATTAATTTAAATTGATATATGGTATCAATTAGCACTAATTCATCGAGATAGTATTAGTGCATTTTTAGGTAGCCAACGGCTGTAGTACTATGGAGCGTCCCTTTCGACGCTCCTTTTTACTGTATCGCCCTGATAGCGAAAGGCAGCCACACCCACGGGGGGGGGGAATAAAACCGCCAACCCTTCGTGTGCCCCTGCTCGTTATGCTAGGCTACGCTCCACTACGTTCCGCTTGGCCTTGATATAACGAGACAGGGACCGCACACGCTATAGGGTACTGGATGGGGTTTTACCCCCCCGTAGTAGAGGGCTAGGCTTCGCCTTTCGCCTTAGCAGCGATACTATTTATTTCGCGTTGTTGCGACATATACTTGTCTACAGCCTGTTGGGCACGTTGTTCAGCTTGTTTAGCTGAGATTTCCGCTTGACGTTTTTGACGCTCAAGCTTACGAGCCTCAATTTCTTGAAGCTCTTGTTTGTAGTTCTCAATGATACGGGTACGGTCAACTACGTCCATGATGTTTACATCAGGAAAATAATCAGCATCGCCTTCATACATAGGAACTTTAACTCCACCGCCACTGACGAGAGGCATACCTTGAGAATAGCGAGCAACTATTTCATCCAAACTGAGAGTGAGATTGGGGACGGTTTCCGAAGGAAGATTAGTCCTTTTCTCGCATGATTTAGGATAGCGATAAGCGTTATACTGTGTCTTCCATGGGTAAGTATGGTCTGATGGAACTTTACCGTTATCAATTTGTTCCTTGAGTGATACAGAACCACTTGTTTTTTGGACATGAGGCTTCATTTAAAAAAGATTTAATTGTAATACCGCAGTTTTATTATCATAATGACCACCAATTTTAGTAGGCAGAGCATCAGGGCAAAAGCCCATTTCGCAGAGCGTATTATATTCATCATACGCAGCTTGCATAGACTCAGTGACGACTGACTGCAGTTTAACAGTCTTCACTGTAGTTTCAATACGTGTCCAACCTTTATCAAACAATGACCGGTTGTCTTCTTTCATAGAATACCTCCTTGATTTAGTAATTCCTGTTGAATATGTTTCATAGCGAGATCGAGCATCAATTTATTGTGCTCGGGGTCACCTTTAAGCTTACGCAGTTGTTTCACCTGAAGATTCATGGCACGAGTACGAGCATGGAGGTCAGCGACTTTACGTAAATGGAATGCTTGTTCAGAATTTTCAAAGTTAGCATCAGAGAAAATACGATCCTTATAATAACGGGCAAGGGGTACCTTATAACCCTCTTCAGTAACCGTGTATAACCTATCCAATTTTTGAAGATGCCAATCTACAACCTCAGGAGTAAGATAATTAGAGCCCAAACCTTTAGACATTCGAGCAAATTCTGGAAAACGATCGTCACGATCATGCATCGGGATTCTCCCTTTTTTATGCATATACTTGAGAGTGTAACTAATACTAGCACCTGCAACATCACCATAATGAACTTGTCCATAGTCCCAATTTGGCTGAACTGTCTCAACAGCACAATTAAATAACAACATATGATAATGGGGACGAAAGAACTGCTTTCCATACTCACCAACAGCATAGTATTTGAGTTTATGTTCGGGATTGTCCTTTCGGAGTTTCATCATAAAAAGACGAAGATGTTCCGGGTCAAGTGTGAGAAACTTATTCTCACTGAACGGCACATGGGCCTCATCATAAGTAAACGTAAGGAACTGAGCGGAAATAGATCGCTTAGCCTCCTGCATAAGACGAAAGCCCCATTGAGAAGCACCACGTTTAACACATGGCAAACATTTACCACAAGGTACAGGAACTTTAGGGCCAATTTTAGGCTGAACCCAGTAAGGAGTAATACAAACCATAAAATTGAATTTATGCTAGGTGTAAGCACCTAGCAGTAATAAAATAAGAGTTAACACCTATTGCATAACGTTATAATAGTCTGTATCTTTATAGACTAAAACATACTTTATGTCAACAAAGATTAAGTTATTCAAAGACCTCAACAAAGAGGAAGCTGAAAGAATGGCAATAGCCATCACTTCACACGTAACCAACAATTACCAAGTACAAGAGATGGTACAAAAGCTATGGGAAAATGAGACTACCCACAGAGTAGCTCAGACCATGATAGCGATGAGACTGCAATTAAGTGTACTGATAGACGCATGCTGGAAGAGGTATGAAGAACTATCCCTGGAAGAGGAAGAACCAGAGAAAGATCACGACGGAAAGGGAACTACAGACGAAGATCTGTACAGTACAAAAGAATGACAATAAGGGGCCTACGAGGCCCCTTTTTCTTTAATACAAAGTAGGAGTAGCATACTTGGGAAGCATCCGAGACACATAAACCTCATGCCGGTAATGACAATAGTACTTATCGGTCTCCTCATCCGTAACAGCGAATATTCTGTTCTCAGGCAAACTCTCTATAAACTCCTTATTAAGCTGCTGAGTAACGGTTTGATCAAACTTACGACCCCAATGCCAAAAATCAAGAGAGGTCCTAAATTCGCCTGCTACACGGCTATAGAGGGTCTTGTAATGGGCATACTGTGGAAGATACCCAAAAGTAGCTGTAGGATTAGGAGCCCAAGCATTAACCTCACGATTCTGAACTGCCATTTCACCCAAATTAGCAAAATCAGGCCATGGAAAGGAAAAATACGTCTTTCGAAAGAAATGCCGATTAAGACCATCCTGGTAAGCTGTACGGGGAAGAATGGAATTGATGCCAATAATCCAACCATGCTCATGAACTTTATACCAATCACCACCACTAGCACGATTGACCGAAATACCATGCCCGGACATATTACCCTGAGGCAAATCTTCGGTACCAGTAGTATTAAGGACCTCTGAAACAACAACAGTAGATTTAGTACCAGTGATATATTCTGGTCGCTGAAGCCTGGCATCCTGAGCGTACTCACCAAAAACACCTGCAAGTATCTCTGTATAACGACGGCCTGTACGCATGATCTTCTCAAAGAACCGCTGAATAGCACTAGCACGACGGAAATCCTCGATGGTAGCAGTAGCATCCATAGCATCGGCATTGACGTAGAGAGAATCATTAGGAATACCTGCATTCTCAGAGACAGCACCAATAACAGGAACTGGATTAACTGAACCAGTAAGGAATTGAGCACCTGCATTATCCTGATTAACGGCGAAATCCTCGAAGGATATAGGAATTTCAATAGCAGGACCCTGTTGAGGTGTAGGAAGGCATGATGTAAAATAATCGTGTTCCCATGCACGTAACATTAACTGAGCAGACATACCAGTATTCAACCCATCTGTAAGAATTTCAGGCATAATAGAGTCCACAGTAGCCTGTGGTATCATATTCTGAT